CTGACGCGGCTGGCGCAGGTCGCGGGTGATCTTCGCCAGGCCGCGTATTACGACTTGAACCCGACCAGCAAGGGCCATTGGACCAACATTCTGTTTGGCGACAAGCGCGACCCGGTCTCGCGGCTACCGCTCGACGATCCGGACAACTACGAGCGTATGTTCCTCAACCCGCGCGACAACGCCGATAACCTGTCGGCGGATTATCTCAAAAGCCTCGAACGGCTGCCCGAGCGGCAGCGCAAGCGCTTTTACGAGGGTGCCTATATCGACGATCTCGACGGCGCGCTGTTCAGCTACGAGATGATCGCCCGCGCGCGCGTTGCCGATCTGCCGAAGGCGGATCGCGGGCGCGTCGTCGTCGCGGTCGACCCGTCGGGCGCCTCGAGCCGCGACGATGAGCGCGCCGACGAAATCGGCATCGTCGTTGCCGCGCGCGGTGCCGACGGCCACGCCTATGTGCTTGCCGACCGCTCGCTGCGCGATGCGCCGGCCGCATGGGGCCGCGTCGCGGTGCAGGCCTATCACGATTTCGATGCCGATCGCATCGTGGCGGAGGAAAATTTCGGCGGCGAGATGGTGCGTTTCGTCATCCGCGCCGCCGATCCCAATCTGTCGGTGCACATGATCTCGGCGTCGCGCGGCAAGGTGCTGCGCGCCGAGCCGGTGTCGGCGCTGTACGAACAGGGTCTCGTGCATCACGTCGGCCGTTTCGCGGTGCTGGAGGATCAACTCTGCGCCTTCACCACCGCGGGCTATCGCGGCGAGGGCAGTCCGGATCACGCCGACGCGCTGGTCTTCGCCGTCACCGAGTTGATGCTCAAGGCCGACAACACCGCGATCATCGAATACTACCGCCTCAAAGTGGAGGATCGGGGGCAGGGTCAGCCAGCCGCGGCCGCGCCCGCGCCCGAGCAGCCCACGAAGATCCGTTTGCGCGTGCCCGAGAACATCTCCGGCGTTCATGGTCTGTCCACCACATATTATATGGTCGGCGATGACCGCGTGATCGCGGTGCTGCCGGAAGATATCGAGCCCCTCATCAAGGCCGGCTACGAGCAGTTGGCCGAAGAGCAGGCTTGAGCGTTGTTATTGGAGCAAACGTCGCGAAAATTTTGACGGCGATGATGCTACCGGCATACCGGGAGCCTGCAGAGTGTCATCATTGCCACTTGTTGATCAATTTTTCGGGGAAGGCTGCGAATCAGTGCCAATCGATTCGCGTCTTCTATATGTGGTATTGACGGGGGGTCTGCCCCTACTACTCCTATGGTTAGAAAATTCTTACAGTTGAAAATTTCGCACAACTATTTGATTAATAAAAGGTTCCAGAAACACTTAAATATTAACACGTTTAAACCTTCGTCGCCGTTGCGCATTATTAGTGACTAGGGTAATACAACTAGAGAGCGGTGGGGACTGTTGACGCGGACGGCGTGTTGCTGTAACGGCGCGCCGCCGATTCGGCATGAGGGGCCAGAATGAGGTTCCACCCCATTGATTGGGGAAGTGCTATGGCAGATTTTGATAAGCTAGCAGCTGCCCTTTACGACGGTCCGGTCAAGGCCAGCGATATCAAGACAATGGCCGGGACTGATCCCTCTGTTTCTCGCGATGAGTTGTCAAAAACTTTGCTGGATTCGATGATCCGCATGGGTCTGGTTGTTGACGGCCATCTTGTTAATACGATAGAGCCAAAGTCCCAATAACTCATAGGTTGTAGGCTGATCCCGCTCCAGGGAAGAGCCGCTCCCTGGGCGCTTAGCTATGTCGAAATCGGAATTTATCCGATCGCTTCAAAGCGGAGACGTTGTGCTGACCCCGTATCAAATCTCGCAAGAGATACGGAAAAAGCACAGTTGTGTATCGACATGGATGGGCGACGCCGATCTCCCGATAGAGCACTATCGGGGCTACATGATCCGCTATCACGCAAAGCCGAATAGAAGCCCTGAGGATCCAGAACACTATATTTGTGTGACGTCGCTAAGACAGAGCAAACAATGGATTGATTTGGTCTGGATAAAAGAAATCCTTGGGATTTTGGACGGTACTGACCATTGGACGACCAACAAATTGTTGCTCGGCCACATGCTGGACCATCGAGACGTGGTGTCGCGAAGCGTGGGAACACCATTGAATGTGATGGCTGATCGAAATGGACTCGTCCTCGCCCTGGGTTGTACGATTCCTCTTGCATACCGGCATACTCTCCGCGAACAGCGCTACACCGCCAAATACACTCCGCAGCAAATGGAATCGATGATCTTCATACCGGCCGAATTTGTTGAATATGTTTTAAACCCCGCTTTCGAAGAGGTATTTGAGCAAGCCCTTACGGAATGCGACCATCAAGCAGTTGCTTGAATTGGCGCTGCTTGTATCCATAGAAATCGATTGAGGGATTAAGGCTCATCGCGAAGCCTGCCGCGTCAGTCGGCAAAGAGATCCGCACGTTTGCTAGGCCAGACGAGGACGAATTGCTGCTGCAGCGGAGCGCGGACCTATGTTCGCGACTATCGCCATTATCAAAATATCATGATTGGCGTTTACGGCGCGGCGGCCGGTATGAGCAAGGACGATGTACTGTCACTCGTAGATCTTTATGCCACAATTGTTTCTGAATTCCGTGCCAATGAGCCGAAGGATCAGATTTATACTCATTCGGCCAAGCAGGATGCCGAAGACACGCGACTGGGTTATGAGCTTTATCAGTCCGGGCGCATTCGGCTGCAACGATGAATGATATCCCGATATGACAGGAGCAAGCCAAGACAATCGAGCCGCTCCGATCAAGGATAGAATCCTCTATTGGCCAACCATATTGGCCGCTTTCTGGTGGTGGGACTTCTTCTCACCATTGGATCCGGGTCCAAAGGAGGGCGACTTGGTCGCGGGACCAGCTCTTATCCTTTTCGGCCCGCTGCTGTCTGCTGCCGTCGCGGTAGCGCTCTGCATATTCTGGATATCGCAGCGGGCTTGGCGTCGGGTACTGTCCACCATGGTCTTGCCGTTCAGTGTTGTACTGATAATTTATATCGTCGGAATCTGAACAACATTTCGTGTCCGTGGCCGACAGTTTCGTTTGGCGTCAGCCGAATTAGAAATCCACTTCCGACATTGAATTTTCTGTCGTGCCGCCGCGGATCGCAGCCGCGACGGCATGTGACGGCCCGCTTTGCGCGGGCTTGATCCACGCTTGCCTTCGCGCACCGCTGCAACGCCCGTGCGTTTTCCGTCTTCAGCTCCGGCGGAACGCATGTCCCTCCCGGACAGCGGATCGCGGTAAGGCGGCGTGGGTCGCCGGGCCGGGATCTGCCGCAGCTATTTCGACGGCAGCATCCCGGCCCACCTTCTTCGCGCGCCGTCAGCCGCGACAACGACCAGACAGAAACAGGACCACGATGAGCGAACAGGTGCGCGGCGCCGGCCAGCCGACTTGGCCGCTGTCGCCGTATCAGATCCAGGTGTCGTACGGCCCAAGCCAAAGCACGTCCCAAAGCACGTCGAGCCAAGGCACGCCGAGCAATGGCATCGCACGCGGCTCCGGCGCCGACTGGTTCGGCCCGCTCGACCCGATGCGGCCGATCGCGCCGCCCGACGTCGCCGGAAGGCGGTTCGACTTCCCGCCCGGCTACAACCTCATCACCCGGCCGCGCGCCTACGAGAGCATCGGCTTTGCCGAGTTGCGCGGTTTCGCCGACGCCTACGATCTGTTGCGGCTCGTCATCGAGACGCGCAAGGACCAGATGGAGCGCCAGCGCTGGCGCATCCGGCCGCGCGATGCAAAATCCAAGCGCCGCAGCGCCGCGATCGATCCCGACGTGACCGCGCGCATCGCCGGCATCGAGACCTTTTTCCAAAAGCCCGACGGCATCACGCGCTGGAAGACCTGGCTGCGGGCGCTGCTCGAGGACATGTTCGTCATCGACGCGGCGACGCTGTATTGCCAGCGCACGCGCTCGGGCCAGCTCTGCGCGCTGGCGCAGCTCGACGGCTCGACCATCAAGCGCGTGATCGATGATTGGGGCCGCACGCCGCAGCCGTTTGCCGCGGCTGACGGCGCGAAGGTGTATCCGCCGGCCTATCAGCAGGTGCTCAAGGGCCTGCCCGCGGTCAATTATTCGGCGCGCGATATCGTCTACCGGCCGCGCAACGTGCGCGCCCACCGGGTCTACGGCTATTCGCCGGTGCAGCAGGTGCTGATGACCGTCAACATCGCGCTGCGCCGCCAGCTCTGGCAGCTCGACTATTTCACCGAAGGCTCGATCCCCGACGCCCTGATCGGCGTGCCGCAGGGCTGGACGCCGGACCAGATCAAGCAGTTCCAGGATTACTGGGACACCGAGTTCGCCGGCGACCTCGCCAAGCGCCGGCGAGCAAAATTCGTGCCCGGCGAGACCGCCGCCAAGGTCGTCCAGACCAAGGAGCCGCAGCACAAGGACGATTTCGACGAGTGGCTCGCCCGCATCATCTGCTTTGCCTTCTCGGTGCCGCCGCAATGGGCCACCAAGGCGATGAACCGCGCCACCGCCGACAATCAATCGGCGCAGAGCGAGGAGGAGGGGCTCGAGCCGACCAAGGAGTGGGTCAAGGATTTGATCGACGAGATCGTGGCGGAGGAATTCGCCTCGCCCGATCTCGAGCTGCATTGGCTCGACGAGGACGAAGGCGATCCCGAGACGGTGCTGGAAGGCCGGCTGAAAGTCGGCGCGCTCACGCTCAACGAGATGCGCGACGCCCTCGGCCTCGACCCCTTCGGCAACGCCACCGCCGACCGCCCGATGGTGCTCACCGCGACCGGCTTTGTGCCGATCGAGGCGAATGCGGGCGGGGAGGGGGCGAAGACGAAAGCAGGAAGTGTGGCTGCGAATAGGCAAACAACGACTCCAGACAAGCCGTCGGCGAAGCTCGCGCTCGTGAAAGCGGGTACGGACGATCCCGAGCATCCTGGCTGGCCGGCGGGCAGCCCCGGCGGGCTCGGCGGAAAGTTTCGGCCCAAGAATGATGACGGAGCGGCCGAAGCGCAGAACGGATCATCGGCAGATTCTGCTGAACGAGCAGGTCGTACGTCGGAGACTCGAACGCGGTATGCCGCACTGGAAACAGGCACGCGTACGGACACGTCAATTGGAATGGACGACGTCGCAGCCGGAGCGTCTCCGCGCGGCAATACCAGCACTGGTAGCTCTCAAGACCAATACGCGGCAATAACGGTCGAACGTTATGATCGAACTGGCGATCAGTTGATTGATAGAACAACAGACATTCTATTTCAGACATTGCTTCGCTATGCCGATCTTGTGGACCGAGCTCAAGTTCTCTTGGGCAAGGCAGGACCCGCACTATACGGAACGCTGGTTCACGTCGGATTTGCAATCGACGTGAAAGCGCAGAACCTTCCTGGCATAGGTCAGGACGGGGTTGAGCAAAGCTTCAGTGCCGAAGACGTTGTAAAATATGGAGCAAACGGAAGTATCAGAACGGATGTGATTATGAAGGATGCGAGTGGGCAAGTTATTGCCATCTGGGACGTGAAGACAGGTAATGCTGAGCTGACTGACGATAGAAGACAGGAAATTCGGGAAGAAATAGGTGTCCCTAAAAATATTCCGGTGATAGAATTGCATGTTAGTCGTGGTGTCACGCATTGGCAAGATTGAGAGGAGTTTGGAACTCAGGTGGGTTCGCGGTAATGGACGCGGCTTGAGGAAATCGAACGTACGAGGTTGCAGATGGCAATGGAACTGTTTGTTCTGTCTGACATGCAGTTAAATTCGATGGATGAGTGGCAAGCTGCGATCGACCGTGAAAGATTTCCGTTGCGGTTGAACAATGAGACGCCAATAAGCGCTCTTAAGGGCTTTTTGCCCGCATCGTTGCGCGGAAATGCAACGGGGTTCGAATGTGGCCATTCGCCGGTCGAAGTATTCGTGCGGGGACGGCCTCGCGCAAGCTTCGACCGTGCGTGGAGGTATGTGTTGACATTTCGATGGGGCGGCGACTTCCGCGAGTTAGAGTCAGCATGGATGGCGGCCACTGCGTACGCGAAAGCAACCGGCGGTATTATTTTTGATGACGAAGAGGGAAAGACCCACACGGTAGCAGAGGCGTGTGAGATCGTACAGGACATAGAGCGTAGTATGCCGAAAGTGGAAGAACTTTTGCGCGACATAAAGAGAGTTTGAAGCAGAGAATCTTGAGAGCAATATAACTTGGTTGATGGGACGGCCCTTAATTTGGTAGTCGAAGTGTCTGCGACGGCTCAAGTTCGGGACATATAAACGGAAATTAGGCCGAATTTTCGCTAGCTACTTTTGTAGCGGATATCGGCAGTTGACTACTGCGCGCGCGCGACATCGTCTACCGGCCGCGCAATGTGCGCGCCCACCGGGTTTACGGCTATTCGCCGGTGCAGCAGGTGCTGATGACCGTCAACATCGCGCTGCGCCGCCAGCTCTGGCAGCTCGATTATTTCACCGAAGGCTCGATCCCCGATGCGCTGATTGGCGTGCCGCAGGGCTGGACGCCGGACCAGATCAAGCAGTTCCAGGATTCCCCCTCCCTAACCCTCCCCCGCTCGCGGGGGAGGGAAGGGTGGGGGCTTTGCCGGCGACTTGGCCAAGCGGCGGCGGGCAAAATTCGTGCCCGGCGAAACGGTGGCCAAAGTCGTCCAGACCAAAGAGCCGCAGCACAAGGACGATTTCGACGAATGGCTCGCCCGCATCATCTGCTACGCGTTTTCGGTGCCGCCGCAATGGGCCACCCAGGCGATGAACCGCGCCACCGCCGACAATCAATCGGCGCAGAGCGAGGAGGAGGGGCTCGAGCCGACCAAGGAGTGGGTCAAGGATTTGATCGACGAGATC